CGCATCATCCATAAACTCAGCAGGTAGGTTATCCTCTAACCATTGAACTGCTGCTACATGATTCGCGTTACCATCATCATAATATTTAAAAAAGTTATGAAGATCTAAAGTCATTTTCTTCTCCTATGTATTCTAATGAAAAAATATCATGCTCTAGAATATCTGGATTCAACCATTCACTAAATTCTGATTGAATCGCATGGGCATTTTCAATATTTTTTTGTTCACATAGGAAATGCATCCGATCAATTGCCCAATCATGTGATCGACGAAGAGTCGCTTCAAGAGTCACCATAGTATTTAGAAAATTATCATCCCTGTTAAGTTTACCACCAGTGGAGTCCAAATGCAAATCTAAATAATCAAATAAAGAATCCTTATGAATTGGCATTATAACGGAGAGGTCTTTACCGATGTTCCCAAAGGAATGGAAGGATTTGTTTACATAATTACAAATCTTACGAATAATAAAAAGTACATTGGCAAAAAACATTTCTGGACAAGACAAAAGAACAAAAAAACAGGACGAAGAAAGACCGAAGAGTCTGATTGGAAAAACTACTTCGGATCTTGCGATGAACTTAATGGGGATGTAAAGAAATTAGGTAGAGAACACTTTCTTCGTGAGATCCTCTACCTATGTCCCCATAAGAAATCTATGAGTTATTATGAAACTTATGAGCAATTTAACCGCAATGTATTATTAAGTGAAGAGTATTATAATACAAATATAGGTGGTACTTTTTATATGAGTGAATCTGAAAGGATTTATGGTGTGGTTCTTAAGTCTTCTAAGATTAGCTAAAGCCTCATCTTTAACCGGGACAAAGCGAGTCTAGCAATAAAAAGGGGGTCTTGTCAACCCCCTTAAACTTATGTTATAATGAGACCATCTTCAAAGGTTTGTCTGAATAAATGTCTCTATAATGTTTCCAACTGTTTCAGAATCCATTTCTAACATTACATAGTGTGCTTCTTCAAGAGTATCAACCTGCTCAGTACCAATTAAATATTCGAGAATAACATCATAAGCATCATATGATTCTTTAGTTGTAGTTTGCTCTGTCTTTTTCTTTAATCTTTCCTGCTCCTTCTTAATATCTGCTTCAACAGATGATGTATCAATTTTTGCTTCTGGTTTTCCAACAGTTGGGGTTTGATCCTGTTTTTCATTAGGACCTGGTTTATCTCTCATAGCAGAAATTTCCTCATAACCAGATTGACCAAGTTTTACCTTAGCAGCAAGTTGTGGGTTTGCTTTCGCCCACTGTTGCATAGCAGTTCCACCTTCTGGTTTTTTAGGTGCTGCTGATGATGGTACTGGTTTTGCAGATCCTGAAGGAGATGCAGAAGACCCACCCCCACCCGAAGGATTAGAATCAGCACCTGAAGAATTAGATCCACCACCACCTGAAGGAGATGAAGATTTTGGACCTACAATCTTGGGTCCTACGATCTTAGGACCTACAATCTTGGGTCCTACAATTGCGGGACCTACCTTACCATCTCCACCTGCACCTCCAAGTTTTGCTCCCATATATCCAGCAAGAACACCAGTACCTCCGATTAATGCACCTTTTGCAGCAGTCTTTACACCTTGAATTGCTCTTGCAGTTCTTGCTTGTTTTAATAACTCAGTCGATTGTTTAGGTGATAGTGTCCCTTGTGGAACACTTATTCCAGATTTAGATGCTTTTGATTTTGCAATTTTTTCAACAGCAGCAGCAGTTCTTGTTGGATCTGTACTTTTTGCAAACTGCTTACCAACTCTTTTTTCAACCCCAGCAGTTGCTACTTTTGTAACACCCGTTTTAACTGCAGACTTAGTTGCTTTTGCTCCTGCTTTAATTCCACTAGCGGCAGCTTTGGCACCTCTTCCTAAAAGTTTTATTAATCCAGCAACCTCAAGAAGTTCAAACTGCTCTTCAACAAAAACATTATAAATTGCTTCTTCAGAAATAAAATTTACATCAATATTTAAATATTTTTCTAAAATAACTTCTTCATCAGAACTCGCTAAAAACTTAACAAAAGTTTCAGCAGTATAACCCTCAGAAAACATTGCCAAAGCTAAAGAAAGAATAATATCTTCTGTCAGTTCTGCAGTTTCTTCATCATAATACTCAGATTCTTCATTTAAAAAATCTTGGTCTTTTACATGAATGTTCTCATATAAAAAACCAAGATTGTTAATAAAGTCTTGCGAAATCCTAGACATGGTTATAAATTAAATACCTTTTTATAAAGGTATTTATAAAAATCACTTACCAGGAAGTGCTTTTACTCCAAGTGCCTTATTACGTGCAGCATCATTTTGTCTTGCCGTAGCAAGTTTCTTAGCAGCATTTGCAGCATCGGATTTTTTATATGCACCAGCAAATAAAGATCTGCCAATTCTTTCTAATGGATTTGAGGAAGTTTTAGCAAGTGATTGAGCACTTGGACCTGCTTTATAAACTGCTTTACCACCCTTATATGCAAGATTACCCGCAACTGATTGACCACCTCTTTGAACTACACCAGTTTTGGCAAGACCAACTGTTTTTCTTTGTGATCCCGAACCAGTAGTCATTGTATTCTTTTTGGTGTCAAAACTGGTAGGACCACCAATACCTTTGATAGCAGTTCCTGCTTGCTTTTGACGATTTGCTGTTGCCATCGCCTTTCTTTCTTTAGCATTAGCACCAGCAGCAGTATCAAATGCTCTTCCTGCAAGTTCTGCACCTCCAATAGCACCTGCAGTACCAAGAGCAGCACTACCAATGCCACCACCCCCAATTGCTCCTAGAGCACCTCCAGCAAGTCCTCCAGCGGCAACTGCAGCACCTTTGGCAAGTGATCTACCCCAACCAGAACCTTTTGCCCTTTCATCCGCAGTAGATAATGCAGTATCAAGTGCTGCGGATGCTGGACCAGCAAATTTTCCTATTTTTGCCCATTTACCGGATGGTTTTACACCCGAGGATGGTTTTCCTGTGGTTGTTAAACTTGATGATTGTCTTTTTGCTAATGCACTTGAAGATTTGTTAGTCTTGGCATCATATGCTGCTGCTCTTGCTTCTTTTCTTGCCGCTCTTTGGCGGCGGATTTCTGCTTCAAGAGATGGAGTTTTTGTACTAAATTCTTCTCTACCACCAGTAATAGTGCTAGTAGTTGATTTATTTGCAGATGGAGTTGGTCTTGATGGTTTTACTCCAGTAGTTGCTCTTGGGTTAGGTTGCTTTACTCCAGGAGATGATTTGGGATTAGGTGTAGATGACTGCCTTCTTGCAGCATCATATGCTCCCTGTCCCATTGCATCTGGAAATGCACCGATTGATTTTCCTAATTCTCCACCAGTTTTTCCAGGTTCCAATGCTTTCGTAGTTGGTGGATTGGAAGTTTGTCTAATTACTTGTTGACCAGGAACTTCCTTTGATCCTTCAGGTGCAGCAGAAGAAAGTCTTCTGGATGCTGGAGTTGGTGTGGGATCTGCAGATACTCCCATATTTCCAACGTTTTTTCTAAGATTATATGTAGTTTTATCATCTCTCTTAAATAATCTAAGTTGCTTTGCTTCTTCTTCCTCAAGATAAGACTCATTTAAAAATTGACTAAAAGACTTCATGTTTCTTTCTTACTTTTTTAGTTATTTATAAAAAAAGAGGGTTGGTTAGGCCCTCTGATAGAAATTAAACAAATAAATTTAATCTTTTTTCTTCTTCATTCCTCTTTTTTTGGCATGTGCCATTTGTCTCATTAATTGAGCATTTGATCCTGTAGGATTTCCACTTGGTAGAGTTGGATTTTCTTCTCTATATCTATCATTTCTTTCTCTTCTTCTTTCATCAGAACCCATTGTTTCACTAGAAACTCTTCCCTCAAGAATTTCTTCTCTCCACTCATCACTCATGTTTGCCATAATGACTGCTGCTGCTTCTTCAGTTTCAGCATATCCTTCATCAATCAGATATCCTTGAACAATATCAAATGGGTCAAATGAAGAACTAATACTTCTCAATGATCCCATTTGTGCCATTTTTTTAGGATCTTGCTTAACCTGACTTGGAGCATATCCAGTCTGATAACCAAAGGTTCTCTGCATTAAAGGATTAAAAGATCTTGCAGGAGCAGCAGGAGCGGTTGCTGGAGCGGTTGTAGGTGCTGTAGTGGTTGGTTTTGCTACTCCTCCTGTGGGGGCAGCAGCAGGTCTTGCTGGTGCTTGTGCTACAGGTCTTGCTGGTGCTGCTGCTGCAGGTCTTGCTGGTGCTGCTGCTGCAGGTCTAGCAGGCGTTGCAGCGGGTCTTGTGGGTGAAGGACCAATTGGGGTATTTCCTCCAGTTGTAGGACCACCAGCAGTTCCTTGGCGTGTTGTACCTACTTGAGATGCTCTTGCTCTTGCTGCTTGTTGTAATTCTGCTCCCCTATATCCAACACCTAATCCACCCAATCCACCAATTTGAGGTCTGGAAACTGCACTGGCTCTTCCAGTTCTTTGTGGAGTTCCTGCATTCATTGGGCGAGCAAATCTTGACTGATAAGAAGATCCAGTATTTGCAACTGGTCTAGAATACATTCTTGTAGCACCACCAGATCCAGTAACTCCACCAGCAGCATACTCATTCAGATATTCTTCATACATCTCTTCCCAGGTATAGTCACTGAGGTCATAACCTTCTTCTAGAAGTGAATTGACCCAGGACTCAACTTCTTCCCATACTTGTTCTTCGGTGAGTTCTTGTGGAGCATAAACAGCGTTATATGCTTCCATCATATTGAAAGCATCAGTTCCCGTAATTCTAGACATTGTTTCTTTATGTTTTTATAATTTTATTTATAAAAAAAAGGGTCCTAAGACCCTCAGTTTACATCATCAGTTTTTTTACCTAACCATTCTTTTTCATAATCATAATCACCAAACAGAAATTCATCTGCTTCTGCTGCTTCTTTATAAGATTTTACGATTTCTTGTTCCACCCACTCATCGTAATTTCCATCACTATTGAGTATTTTTGGTGTCATAACTTGAATCCAGAGAAAGTATCGGGTTTTACATCAGACTTAATCCCACCAACCAAATAACTGGTAATTTCCGATTCTTGTGGGGCTATTTGTACCTCTCTAGAATTCAACCAATGTGAAGTCCAAGGAAGTGGATTATTCTTTGCAGGAATATCATAAAGTGGGCGAAGACCAATTGCCTTCATTCTACGGTTAGCAACCCATTCAACATACTGACAAAGAAGTTTATCATTCAGACCAATCATAGAACCATCCTTGAACAGATACTCTGCCCAAAGTTTTTCTTGATTGACTGCATTCTCAAAAGTCTTATAGACCCACTGCTCTTCTTCTTGTGAGATTTTCTTCATATCTGGGTCATCACCTTCTTTCCACTTATTCAGAATGTTCTGAGTGATTACCAGGTGCTGGTTCTCATCACGAGCGATCAGTGAGATGATTTTGGCACTTCCTTCCATAAGTTTGAGTTCGCCAAATGCAAAACTGCAAGCAAAACTGACATAAAAACGAATACCTTCAAGAATATTAACGTTTGCAACTGCTCTGAAAAGTTTTCGTTTGAGTTCATATCTTTCTGCCTGTGCGTGAGGAACTGATTCTTGGGCG